GGACACTTAACCCTAACTGGGTTGATCCAGATGCCTGATAACCTTATTTGAGGTAAACTATGATTACTCTTATCCGTCCAATTCTTTTTGCTTTCTTGCAATCTGAGCAAGTTAAAAAATTGATTGTCGATCTTTTGACCAAACTTGCTGAGTCTACTGATAATGATGTAGATGACAAAGCCGTTGAATTTATCCGTAACGGTCTTTTTCCTGCTAAATAATGGAATGGGCAGAACCACCTAAGCTGCCCACATTACTCCTCCCAGAATCGCCTATATTGCCGCCTAGAGTGTTGGAGGTACCAAGGGCACAACTACCTAGTTACAAGCCTATTGTAGTGCCTCCTAACACCCTTAGACCGCCACCAGGTGTAGAAGGAGTAAACGTGGAAGAAGAGGCTCCTAAAGAAGGGGCTCCTAAAGAAGGGGCTAAAACTCCCGGTAAAATTAACACAAACATTCCACCTGAAGCACAGATAGTAGAGATTCCATTTACGGATATTGAGGTGCCTATGCCTACAACTACTATCATGACAACTGCAGCTACAACAGCATTTATTAGTGTTGCTGCCACCCTAACTGCTACGTCTTTGTTCAAATACATTGTAATGGTACTTAAACCAGTATTCAAACAAACATGGAGCAAACTAACAAAGAAAAAGAACCCTTCCTTAAAAAAGTGAAGGAACACGCTGAAAAGGATATTGAGATCCTAGGAACTTTTGTCCGACTAGGTGTTGTTGTTTGGAGTGGTTTTATTATCACTCTAAATTATGTTGACATTCCTATGATTAAAAAAGGTCAAAGTGGTGGCGACATAACATTTGTAGCCTCTGTTTTTACTGGTGCCTTAGCTACTTTTGGTTTGAACACATCTAATAATAGAAACACTAAACCCGACAACGAACCTAAGAAAAAAGAACCATGAAAAAGCTTCTTCTGCTTCTCCTTTTGGCTTCACCTGCTGCAGCAAATCAAGTTACTCCTAATTTTACACAGGGTAGTATGCAATCCACCACGACTACCACTGTGGACATCGATCGTACGATTGAGTCGAATGTATATGGTGGTACTTATTCATCATGGGCTGGAACAAACGTAACAGCAAGCGGAAACATCAACGATACAGCAACGAACTACACGATCACAAACGCTGGGGAACAGTTCCAACTGGAGATTGTCAACCGAGCAGCCGGGGTAATCGAAGACAGCTTGGTCACCGAAACAATTCAATCGGTCTCTACCACTACCTCTTTGTCGGTCTTCTCTCAGTAATTAGCCCAGCATTTGCTGAATCTGACCCAACAGTAAAGAATACATCTAACCCCGTGGCTGCGGCTACGGGTAATGTAACAAATCAAGCCGTACAATTCCAAAATAATGGAGCACCATCTCGGCAATACTTCGCATCTAACAGCAGTTGTAATGGCGCTACGATGCAATTTAGCCCGTTTTACATGGGCAATGACACCATTCCTTATGAAACTTCTGGTTATGTTAGGAGTAACAACTGGGGTGCACAGCTTAATTTTAGTGTACCTTTGGATGGTGGGATGATTGAGCTGTGTAAAAGCATAGCCAAAAAACACGAAGCAAAAATGCGTCTTGATTACGAACTTGTTCGTGCACTAAAATGTACTGAAATTATGAAAGCTGGGTTTACGTTTAGACCTGGTTCACGTGTTGAAGTATTATGTCATGACATTATACCTATTGTCTCGTTAACTAATGATTGAAGCAGGTGTTTCAGCTGTCATTGCACTTGTTGCAGCAGGCGCAGCTCTTACAAATAAAGTTCACAATAGAATAACTGAGATGGATAAACGTCTAGATACTTTTGAGCTGCGTGTTGCTACAAGTTATGTACCCAAGCAAGACTTTGAAACTGCCGTTCAAAAGATGGAAGACCATATGATCCGTATTGAAACCAAGATTGACCAAATGATCCTGAAAAATGGCTAAGAAAAAAGCTACAGAAGATCAGTTTAACGAGCTGCATAACTTGGTTACTAAGGAGTTTCTTGCCCGTATTAAATCGGGTGAGGCTACTACTCAAGACCTAAAAGCAGCTTGTGACTGGCTCAAGACAAATGACATTAGTGGTGTCGCCCTGGAGGGTAATCCACTGTCTAAACTAGCAGCTGTTATGCCCCAGGTAGACCCAGAGCTTGTACAACGGAGGCTGCATGGCTCGAACGTCTAAATATAGCGGCGCTAAGTACGCTAACGGTAACTACAAGTCGTACCAAAAGAAATACGACGCATCTAAACTGCAGATTAAAAAACGGTCTGCACTAAACAAAGAAAACAGAAAACGGGGTACCTATGGCAATGGTGACGGTAAAGATGTCTCACACAAAAAGAATGGTAAAACATTCCTTGAAAAAGCATCTAAAAACCGAGCACGTAAAGGCCGAGCATGACCCCGTTACTTCCTACTCCTGACGACTACCTATTCAACTTAATAGCCATGACCTCACCAGAAGCCAAGCGCCTGTGGAGGCGCTCTATTAAGGAACATTTTGACCATACATGTATTTATTGCGGAAAAACTTATGACCTTAGTCAGTTATCTATCGATCATGTTCATCCTAGGTCTCGTGGCGGGCAGGATGTCGCAACGAATGTCGTATGTGCCTGTACCCGTTGTAATCAGGAGAAAGGAAGTGCCAACGTCCTTGAATGGATGAGGTATAAATTTGGAGTCAATAGGCTCCGTGAAAAAGTTTTATTGGAGCATATTGCTTAATGGATAAAGAACTAGCTGCCTTAGAAGATTGGGCTGTCGGACAGATTATTGAATGGAAAAAAGAACTTGAACGCAAACAAAAATCTACAGGCAAAGCACCTTCTGATTTAAAAAGAGCTTTACGTTTTGGAAATGAGCTAGTTTTTAACCCGGAAGCATATGGTGATATGCTAGAAAAAGCTAGATCAGAAGGTGCGTCTGCAAAAGAAATTATTCAAGAAATTAGAAAAGTTGAAACTAGACTTTTAGATAGTAAAAAAGTTCTTTTAAGTGATTGGGTTCACCACCGCACTGCCCAACGTACTGGTGGTAACACTTTTCTTTATATGAAAGGTGATGCCCGTAGAGCAGCTAGGGACATTCTACGTGGTAAAGGTTTGTTTCTTGGCAACGTAGATGAAAATTTAGTCAGCTTGCCTGGTGTTTTGCATACTAAAAAAACACAAGGTCTTGAAAAAGAATGGTACGATTCACTTAGCTTTGATCAGAAAAAAGGTTTGTATTTGCCAAAAGAAGAAGGAGGCGCGGGTTTACGTCTTGCACATGAAACTGGCGCAACTTCTGGGCTTATTTCTGGCACTGCACCAAGACCAGGTGAACTGGCACCTGAAGAGGGTGCCGAGTTTATGGAGAAATCCATTACCCAACAACAAACAGAAACTGCAAGAGCTGAAAAACTAAGAGCAACAACTGGATTTGAACAGGCTGTACGTGAGCAAACAGGTGATCCTTCTGTTTACACAGATAAAGGTTCTACTAAAGTTATTCTTACACGTGAAACTGCTCCTAAAGTTTTTGCTAAATTTGAAGGTGGTGCAATTCGTTTGTCTTTTGGTTTAGATGGCTTTGCTGATGCTATCAAAAAGAATGTACTAGGTGCTGTAACAGGAGCTGCTACTGCCATTGAACCTGAAGCAGTTAAATCGGCATTACAAGGTGATTATACAGAAGCAGTCAAACAAACTGCTGTTGGAGCTGGTGTTGGTGCTTTAGTAGAACAAGGTATTAAACGAGCCGCGCCTGTTGTCACTCAAGCTGCCGGTAAGGTTCTACCTAAAGCGGCGCTTTCTATGGTTGGTGGTGCTGTTAAGTTTGTGCCTCCACTTGCAGCAGGTTACGCTGGATATGAAATGCTAGGTGCTATTGTAGAAGGTGCTACTGGCAAAAATTTACAAGAAACTGGTGTCGCTGCTGAAGAAAAGAAACAGCAACTACGTGAAGAAGGTTACTCTGAGTATGAATTACGTAGACGTGCTAGAACCGGCTACAGGAAGCCTTAATCACCCTCCACGCTAGATTGTACCTATGAATACTTTAGACCTCCTTAGAGGCGATTTTAAGCTTTTCCTGCAGGCTCTGTGGGCGGAGCTTGATCTACCCAACCCTACACGTGCACAATATGCAATCGCAGACTATCTTCAGCATGGACCTAAGCGTCT